AGGGCTATTGCGTTCCAAACATCGCATACAACCGCTCAATTGAGGGCATTGGTCGTATCGCAACTAACAAAAGAGGCGCTTAACGAGGAGAATCCCCCCGCATCTAGACTCACTGCGTTGAAAGCGCTTGGCACAGTTGCTGGCGTGGATGCATTCCTACACATCAGCGAGCAAAGAGTCATTAAGGATAGCGACACCGCTCGAGCCGATATGATGGCGCAACTTAAGCGGGCGATTGCGGACAATATGCGGACGATAGATGCTAGCGGGATGGATGATGCGGACGAATTGCTCGCCCTGATCTCAAAGCCAGCCCTTAAGCGTAAGGCTGAACCCGCTGCCCCACCCACTCCCGACACCCCCTTTTTAAAAAATAGTACCGCTCAGAATACACATAGTATTCCAGACAAACCAATAGCAGATCTAGACGATGTCCCCCATACCGATTGGAAACAAGAGGGGGAGGGGGGTACAAATTCCCAAGATCATATGAAAGTTCTTTCATGTGAAGACCCCCCCGTCATCATTTCTGGTGAAAAAGGGTAGGGGGGTATATTTTGATAAATTACAACGATATGTCTTATGATGAGTTACAGACTCTCTACATAGATTTGTTAGATGAACTATCGTTTGTTAGCTTAATGTTGAACCTACATCAGAAAATGGAAGCTGGAAACCAAGCCTCTGCCGAGCTTCATACGGAAGCCTTAATTAAGCGGTGTAAAGAATGACCGAGAAGCAAAAGCAGATCTATATGGCTATAGACGAATGGTGGAGAAAGTTTGGGTTTGCTCCCTCTATAGATGACATTATGAAGTTTACTGGTGACAGAGGGCGGGGCAATGTGCATCGTGCTATGAAACAGTTATGTGATTTAGGACACTGCAAGAGTCTTCCTAATCGGGCGAGAAGTATTAGACCGTCTTATATTAGGATTAGGAATATCGAGTAATGGACATAGAAAGTATCGTTAACCAGCTACCTGAGTTAGAACAAGATGCGTTCTATGAGTTTGCTAAAGACTATATTTCATCTTTAGGGCGGGAAAAATCCCAAAAAGACTTTATGACATACACCCGCCAAATGTGGCCCGGATTCATTAATGGCGCCCACCACAAGGTAATGGCAAATAAATTTGAGGAGATAGCCAATGGAACTTGCAAGCGTCTTATTATTAATATGCCTCCCCGTCATACTAAGTCTGAATTTGCTAGTTACTTGCTTCCTGCGTGGTATCTGGGCAGATATCCTGACAGAAAAGTTATCCAATGCTCGAACACGGCTGAACTCGCTGTGGGCTTTGGTCGTAAAGTTCGTAACTTGGTAGGAAGTGATCAGTATGCAAAGATATTCCCAAATGTCTCTCTTAAATCTGATAGTAAGGCTGCTGGGCGCTGGGGTACTTCTGGCGGCGGGGACTACTTTGCTATTGGCGTTGGCGGTACTGTTACGGGTAAAGGAGCGGATTTGCTCATTATTGATGATCCTCACTCGGAACAAGAAGCGGCGATAGCAGCTACAAATCCAGAGGTTTACGATAAAGTTTATGAGTGGTATTCGTCTGGTCCAAGACAGCGTCTTCAACCAGGGGGTGCGATTGTTATCGTAATGACCCGCTGGAGTAAGCGGGATTTAACGGGGAAAATCCTCCAAGCATCAATTGAAAGAGATGGCGACGAATGGGAAGTAATTGACTTTCCTGCAATATTGCCAAACCATGAGCCTTTGTGGCCAGCCTTTTGGCCTTTGCCAGAACTCCTCGCCTTAAAGGAAGAACTACCAGTTGCCAAGTGGAACGCCCAGTACCAACAACAGCCGACCTCAGAAGAGGGCGCATTAGTTAAACGTGAATGGTGGAAAGTCTGGGAGAATGAAAGACCACCAAAATGCGAGTTTATTATCCAAGGTTGGGACACCGCCTTTACCAAGAATGAGCGTTCAGACTATTCAGCCTGTACAACTTGGGGTGTTTTCTTTATGAATGAAAACGAAAATGATGCCCACGTTATTCTTTTGGACGCCTTTAAAGAACGGCTAGAATTCCCTGAATTAAAGGAAAGAGCCTATCAAATGTATAAGGAATGGGAACCCGATGCGTTTATCGTAGAGGCGAAAGCTTCAGGAAGCCCTCTTATATTTGAGTTAAGACGCATGGGTATACCCGTATCAGAGTTTACACCTACTCGTGGTAATGATAAGATCACGCGTATGAATTCGGTAACGGACTTGTTTGCTTCCGGAAAAGTCTGGGCGCCTCGAAAAAGGTGGGCAGAAGAAGTGATTGAAGAGATGGCAGCCTTTCCAAATTCTGACCACGATGACTTAGTTGACTCCTCGACTATGTGTCTGATTCGTTTTAGAAAGGGTGGATTTATCCGTTTACCCACGGACGAAGAAGATGAACCGATTGATTTTAGACGCAAAACCGCGTATTACTAGGAAAAACTATGGCAATTGAAAAAGCACTATACCAACTACCCGAAGGCATGGATTCATCACAGGAACCCGCCATTGATATTGAAGTTGAAGATCCAGAATCATTAACTATTGGTATAGATGGGTTAGAGATTACCCTAGAGCCAGAAGAGGAAAGCGATCAAGACTTTGGCGCTAACCTAGCGGAGTACTTAAGTGAAGGCACTTTAACTGAAATTGCTGGAGATTTAATTGGCGATTTTGATTCGGATATCGCCTCGCGTAGAGATTGGATTCAGGCTTATGTAGACGGCCTAGAGCTTTTAGGCATGAAGATTGAAGACCGCATGGAACCGTGGCCCGGAGCCTGTGGTGTTTATCACCCACTGCTTTCTGAAGCAGTCGTTAAGTTCCAATCAGAAACCATTATGGAAACGTTTCCAGCCTCTGGTCCCGTAAAGACTCAGATTATCGGCAAGGAAACACCTGAAAAGAAAGCTGCCGCTGAACGTGTTCAAGCGGATATGAACTACCAGTTAACAGACGTAATGCAGGAATATCGTCCTGAGCAAGAGCGTTTACTCTGGGGCTTGGGTATTGCAGGTAACGCATTTAAGAAAATCTATTACGATCCAAGTCTTCAACGGCAAGTCGCTATGTATGTTCCTGCTGAAGATATGGTGGTTCCTTATGGCGCCTCCAGTCTTGAATCAGCAGAGCGTGTTACCCACGTTATGCGCAAAAGCGAAAATGAACTACGCAAACTTCAAGTTGCCGGATTTTACCGCGACATAGACTTAGGTGAACCAGACAACGTATTAGATGAAGTAGAAAAGAAAATTGCAGAGAAGCTTGGTTTTAGAGCGACTTCAGATGACAGATTTAAAGTTTTGGAAATGCACGTTGACCTTGACTTAGAAGGTTACGAGCATGAAGATGAAGATGGAGAACCTACAGGGATTGCTTTACCTTATGTTGTAACCATTGAAAAAGGTAGCAATTCAGTTTTGGCAATCAGGAGAAATTGGAACCCAGATGATGAAACTCATAAGAAACGTCAGCACTTTGTTCATTACGGCTATATTCCCGGTTTTGGCTTTTATTGTTTTGGTCTCATTCATCTTATCGGGGCTTTTGCTAAGTCAGGCACTAGTATCCTCCGCCAGCTTGTTGATGCAGGGTCACTTTCAAACCTGCCGGGTGGCTTTAAGACCCGTGGCTTGCGTGTTAAAGGAGACGACACACCGATAGCGCCCGGAGAATTCCGCGACGTTGATGTACCAAGCGGTACGATGAAAGACAACATTATGACCCTGCCGTACAAAGAGCCATCAATGGTTCTGGCTGGGTTGTTAGATAAGATCGTAGATGAAGGCCGCAGATTTGCTTCTGCTGCCGATCTTAAAGTTGCAGATATGTCAGGGAATACCCCGGTAGGAACAACCCTTGCTATTCTGGAAAGAACTTTAAAAGTGATGTCTGCCGTACAAGCCCGTATTCATTATTCAATGAAGCGTGAGTTTAAGTTACTAAAGACTATTATTGCAGATTACACCCCTGAAGAGTATTCATATGACCCAGCAGAAGGTGACCGTAAGGCTAAAAAATCGGACTATGACGATGTAGAAGTTATTCCAGTATCCGATCCAAATGCAGCTACGATGAGCCAAAAGATTATGCAGTATCAAGCTGCTCTTCAATTAGCTCAATCAGCGCCACAACTTTACAACATGCCTTTGTTGCATCGCCAGATGTTAGATGTTTTAGGAATCAAGGACGCAGCTAAGTTAGTACCTTTACCAGATGATCAAAAACCGCGCGATCCAATTACGGAGAACATGGATAACCTTAAGGGTAAACCCCTAAAGGCTTTCTTATATCAAGATCACGATGCCCATATTGCAGTGCATCTAGCGCTAATGCAAGATCCAAAAATCATGCAAACGATTGGTCAAAACCCACAAGCTCAAATGATTATGAATTCTTTAATGGCTCACATTCAAGAGCATTTAGGTTACGCATATCGTAGACAGATGGAAGAAATGATTGGCGTTCCAATTCCTTATAGCGAAGAAGAAGACTATGAATTACCAGAAGAGATAGAACTTCAGATTGCTAGATTAGCCGCGCCCGCAGCACAGAAATTATTGCAAATTGACAAGACGGCTGTTGCAGCGCAACAAGCACAACAAGCAGCACAAGATCCATTGATTCAAATTCAGCAAGCGGAATTACAAATCAAGGCTCAAGAAGCTCAAACTAAGCAAATGAAAGCACAGTCTGATGCGCAGGCTAAAGCACAACAAATGGCTATTGAGCAAGAAAGAATAGCCTCACAAGAACGTATAGCGGGAATGCAAATAAACGCTAAAGTACAAAAAGACAATGCAGATCTACAAATTCAACGCGAAATTGAAGCTGCAAGACTTATGTCTAAATCAACAACGGAAGCAAACAAACTTGGAGTGGATATTGCCAAGCACAACCAAATGATGTCCAAACAAACGAATAGAGGTTAACGATGTTAGAAAAAGCGCTTAATCATTTAACTGAAAAGATAGATGACAAAGTTCAACGATTGCAGGAATCCCTTGGTACAGGAGCAGCTAAAGACTATTCCGACTACCAAAAGATGTGTGGTGAAGTTCAGGGTCTGTTGACCGCACGTCTTTTTATCGCAGACCTTGCAAAAAACGTGGAGAACTCGGATGAGTGACCAAACGGCAGTAGATTTAGGTAGGGCGGTAGATTTATCAGCATTACTCAACAAAGAAGCAGATGAAAAAGCACGACAACTTCCCATTCCTTCAGGATATCGCATCCTATGCGCTATCCCAGAGGCTGAAGAAGAGTATGAAAGTGGCATATTAAAGTCTAGCGACACCATTAATTTCGAAGAAAAGCTGGCAACAGTCCTATTCGTGGTTCATTTGGGGCCTGATTGTTACAAAGACGACAAGCGATTCCCTACGGGTCCTTGGTGTAAGCAGGGCGACTTTGTAATTGTTAGACCAAACGCTGGAACACGCCTCTTAATTCATGGTCGTGAATTCAGATTGATCAACGACGATTCCGTAGAATCCGTAGTTCAGGATCCTCGCGGCATTAAACGCGCTTAAGGAGTAAAAAATGGCTGAAAATCAACAAGAGATGGAAGAATTTGAATTTCCTGACGAAATAGAAGAGAAAAAAGCACCAGAACCTGAAGTTGAAGCTAAATCTGACATAGATATCGAGATTGAAGACGATACCCCACCCGCTGATCGTGATCGTAAGAACTTACATCCATCAGTTGTTAAGGAATTGGAAGAAACCGAGCTAGATAAGTACCAAGAAGAAGCTAAAGACAAGCTAAAACAGCTTAAAAAGGTCTGGCATGACGAACGTAGAGCCAAAGAAGCTGCTTTACGTGAGCAACAAGAGGCTGTACGCGTTGCAAAAAGGTTTATGGATGAGAATAAAACCCTCAAAGAACGCCTTTCCAACGGTGAAACAGCATATGTTGACACAGTAAAACAGGCTACAGCGCGAGAAATGGATATGGCAAAAGCTGAATTCAAGTCTGCGTATGAATCTGGCGATGCAGACAAGCTTTTAGAAGCTCAGGAAAAAATGACCGCAGCTAGTTTGCGGATGGATAAAGCGCAGAATTATCAGCACGTTTATCAAAAAGCTTTACAAGAAGAGAAAAACGAGGTACAAAGCAATAATCAGCAAGTAACAACGCCCGATCATAAAGCAGTAAGCTGGCAAAAACGAAATGATTGGTTTGGTCAAGATGAAGAAATGACCAGTCTTGCTCTAGGATTGCATGAAAAGTTAGTTCGCAGTGGTGTATCGGCTGGATCTGATGAGTACTACAACCGCATTGATAACACAATGCGTAAACGATTCCCCGAAAATTTCGAGGATACTAACGACGCGGAAGATGAACCTGTAAAGGAAAATCGACCAAAAGCTAGCACGGTAGTAGCGCCAGCAACGCGCAGTACGTCTCCTAAAAAAGTACGTCTGAGCAAAACGCAAGTTCTCTTGTCTAAAAAACTAGGACTGACCCCTGAGCAATATGCCCGTGAACTAACTAAATTGGAGGCCCAAAATGGCTGAAGTAAGAA